GCCCTGGCCCAAAAAATTGGCAACCTCATTATAATTATCAGTCATCCACCGAACAGTCTTAACAATAACTGGTTTTTTCCTAAAAATAATCATGCTTTCTCCTTTCTGAAAATTTTATTCCAGTGGAAAATGTCCCATAACATCAAGACAATCGCCATTGATAAATTGGTTTATACAATATCCCAAACGAAGTGGCTTGTCTTTATCGTAGAGTATCATTTTTCAAATGCGTTTTCATCTTTAATTGCCTAACTATATTGGCGATTTCCTCTACTGTATGATTTTTATTCGCCTCTACTCTTTGGGCTGATTTTTCAACGCCAGCATTAAAAGATTGTATTTGTATTTCTTTGTTGAAACATTCTTCACAGATAAGTCCACAATCCGTAAATCCAACCACCTTAAAAAATCCACATATCTCACACTTTTGTCTTGCTTTCATTTTTCTCCTTGTCAATCACGGAGCCCTCCGTGATTTTCTCCTTCTTCATTTTCAAAATCTCGTTAAGTAAAAACTTTTCATTCTCATCCATCAACTCTTGCAACTCAGAGATAGACATCTCCTCATCAAGCGGTTCAAAGAAGTAAACCCGCTCGCCTTCGGTTTCAAAATAGGACTTCGTAACTTTAGTGATTTTCATGGCGTTTTTACCTCAAAATACCCATTGTTTTTAACCGTATTTAATGCTTTTTGTTGATTATTCATCAGCAGTTATAACCTCCTTTTAAAATTGCATAAGGGGAAACTGTTTTGGGAAACAGTTAGCGAGCAACCCACCGTTAGGCGTCCCCTTATGCGAGTCATTTAATGCTCTCTGCCAATTTATTGTATTTCTTGATATATTCTTTTGTTGACAATGGGATATCTTTAACGTTTTTGATATACGATATGCCAGCATTCCATGCAATTAGTCTATTTTTTATCGTGTCAGGCATTCCGTAATATTTGATCATTTGAGGTATGCGGATATTCATGTACCATTTTGCTATCTTGGTATTAATTATTGAATTGAAAAGTTGCTCTTTGGAGTATTTATTATCTTGATGGAAGTTATTCCATTCTTTAAGGCAGATAGGATTTATTTGATATAAACCACGACCGTCTTCTGCTTTATTATGTGCTGATGGGTTATTATTGCTTTCGATCGTTGCAATTGTGTTCATGTCGATTTCGATAGCAAAGACTGGAATGACAATAATCCAGAATAATACAGTAACTATAACTCCAAGCAGAGTGATAGTTCCAAGCTCATTTAATGTTATCATTGCTCGCTCCTTTTAAATGTATTTTAAATTGCTTCCCAAACGTCTTCTTTGATATTGCCAAAACGAAATACTTTTTCGCTATCAGGCATACGTTTGATCTTGCCTTCTCCTGCTAACTGTCTTGCGTAACGATCAGCACCAGTCATGTAATTCTTTAATCCGAATTCAATGACTTCATGTGTTTTAGCCCAATGTTTTTTAATAATAAAATCAAGAACTTTTTCTTTTTGTGTCCTTGGTTTTTCAAATAGGTCATTCATTTTGCTCGCTCCTTTCGGTTAATGGCTTTGCTCGCCTTACTACACTATAATTATGCATCATAATTTATGATTTGTAAAGAAATATTTTATGTATTTTTATTTTGCTCAGGTAACGAAACCTCGACGCTATTAACCCAGATTTTTTGAGCTTCAAAAATAAAACACATCTTTTTAATTAAATAAATTTCTGAATTAGAAAATATATTAGATATTTTCATTAGCTTTCATTCCAGTTAACTTGCTTTACAAACTCTTTAAATTTGAATTTATTAAAATCAATTTGTAATGCTGAAAATATATTACTCTGGCTTATGATTGCTTTTTTAAATTGAGTTAGCTTTTGCTCAATAGCATGCTTCACTTTTTCATCGCCACTATTACCGTCAGGATAGGTATTTGTTGATGTGTAAAGAAAGAATAGCCTTAAAAATGAATCTCTGTTGTGCAATTCTATCTTCCATTTTTTATCAATGTATTCCTTGACTACATCTAATCCAAATATACGATCTCTGATTTCATTTTTCTTTACGCTGCTTAATCCTCTAAAATCAATCAGTTGTTGAGGAACTTCTAATCTATTTTCTCTTGGCTGTAAATTACTTATCTCTGAATAAATGTCTAATGCTTGAAGGGACATCTTCGTTTTCTCCTTTTTCTTGATAAGCTACCCAGTCTTGCCAGTTATTAAACCATGTTGAAGCATGGGGGATATACTGAGGATCGCCTTTAGCTATTTTAGAATTAAGAAAGTTATTAAGTGCTTGGTTTATATCAGTCCAAGCTTGATCAGTTTTTACGGAAGCTTTAAAATGCCTTTCTGCTGATTTTTTTCCAAGCTTCTTAGGATATTTGTCATATATTATATTAAAATCATATTTGAATTCTTTAATCTTATATTGTATTTGACTACCTTTTTCTTTATTATGATCATTGATGTTAATATCATTTAATGTTTTATCATTTAATATTATAATTTCATTTTCATTTTCATTTTCAATGATTTGCTCGCTTTTTGCTTGATGTTTTGCTTTAGCAAATTGTGAAGCAAAACCACCCTTTTGACCAGAAATAGAACGAATTTCACGAATTTTCTGGTCTTTTATCATTCTTCTTGAAAAAATAGCTCCATCTTCACGAATTGAATAGATACCAAGTTCTAGCAATTCATCAAGCAAAGGGTCTAGCAAAACTCTAGCAAAACCTAGCATTCTTGCAAGCATATCTCGATCAACTATTTTATTGCCAAACTTTAATACACCTCTTTCCTTGCTTTCCCACATAAAACATAACATATCAATCCATATACCCTTTGCAGAAGGACTTAATGCTCTTATATCTGGGGCTTTTAACCAATCACCTACATAAAATGGCATTGCTGGAAGATCGTCTTTTTTTTGGCTCACTATTTGCTCCTGGTCGTAATCGTTTGATTAAATTGTATTCTCTATCAAGTCTTTTGTCTGTGTTTGTTATTACGCAACATTTTATGAAAATATAGTCTTCAGTAACAGATCTCAAAACTCTTATAACTTCATGCTTGCTTAATCTTCTTGCCAAGTTCCTTGCTGTTCCTATGTAGTGTAACTTTGGAGAACCAAATTTATTTATATTTTGAGAGCATGAATAAATAGCGTAGTTTCCAGGAAGGGAAGGAATTATACTATATCCCTCGTCTTTTCCGTAATAAGCGTTAACTTGTTTCCACGACATTTTTAGTCCTTAAATATAAAAACCTCGTCAACAGCTGTTGTGAGCAAAGAACCGATCCGAGGAAAGTTCGCTGCTGACGAGATTTTCTATTAAATTTGTTTTTATGTTTTTGGATAACATCGTAATCCTTTGCTCACATTGATTATTATATCAAAAAAAAATCTTATGTAAACAAAAAAATTTTTTAAATAAATGTTTACATAAGCCTTTATTTATATTATATTTAATTTGAAAGGAAGAGAAGAATCCTTTTCGAGCGAGCAAGAAGATAAATTCTTTTTGTTCGCTTTTTTATTTTATGACAGAACAAACAAACGAACTTCAAGAACACGTTGATCAAAATCTCGACGAGAAAATACGTCATAAAGAATTAGGCATTCCCTATAAGCCTAAACGTGGTCGTCCATCGAAGATCGCTAAAATAAATTTAAAACAATTAGAGTACCTTGTTAAAAACGGATTTACACAAAAACAATGTGCAGAGTTTTTTGGCGTAAGTGAAGAGTCATTAACAAGTTACAATAAAAAATTTCCTAAATTTTACAATGCTCTAAAAAACTGGAAAGAAGAAGCTGATGAAAAGGTCGAGCATTGTTTATATAAGAGAGCTATTGGGTATGAGTATGACGAAGTGCATTATGAAAAGATCAAGGTCGGTAATTTAAATGCAGCTTCAAAAGAAGATCCTTACGTTGATGCTGTAAAAGTCAAAGTCATTCGTAAGCACATGGCTCCAGACACAACTGCTCAAATCTTCTGGTTAAAGAACCGTAAGCGTGAAGATTGGAAAGACAAGCCTGAAGAAAAGACATCAGATGAATTGATCAATGCTGAATTACAATTCTCTGAAGTGCCTGATAATGGAGTTGGACATGAAAGGTTCAAAAGGTTCTTGAATTGAAGTTTGACCTAAAAACCTATAAACCTCATGAAGCGCAGAAAGCATTCCACTGGGCAATGCAGATGAAGCAATTCGTTGCGTATATCTCAGGCATTCGTGGTGGAAAGACACATGGTGGCGCAAGAGAAGCAACTAGGCAATCATGGAACGCTAAAGGCAAAGGTGTATTTGGCATTATTGCGCCAACATACAATATGCTCGATCGCACAACTTGGATGGAGTTCAAAGACGCAGCCAGACCTTTGATAGCTGAAGAGAATGACAGCAAGAAAATTATCACTCTTAAAAACGGCAGACGTATTCATGGGCATAGCGCAGACAGACCTGACCGTATTCGTAATGAAACATTCGTTGGCTTCTGGGTAGATGAAGCAAGAGAGTGTAAAAACTTTAAGACATTATGGGATGTATTGCTTGGTCGTGTTCTTTCAACAGGCGGTAAAGGATTCGTTACTACAAGCCCTAACTCATTTGACGATATTCATGAAATATTCATAGCCAGCAAAAGACCTCAATACGGAGTTATTCGTTCACCTACATACGAAAATACTTATCTCAACAAAGAAGCCATCGATCAATTAGCCGCAAGCTATGATGAAAAGTTTGCTCAGCAAGAATTAGGTGGCGAGTTTGTTATTTTTCAAGGCGCAGTGTATTATACTTTCAATCGTCAGCATAACGCAGGCGATCTTGCTTATAAGCTTGCTCAATACGATCCTAATAAACCTATTTGCCTGTGTGCCGACTTTAATGTGGATCCTATGTCATGGGTCTTAGCGCAAGTCCATACCAACATTCAATCTAAGCTTCCAGAGATATGCGTCTTTGACGAGATATATCTACGCAACTCAAATACAGAGCAATGTTGCTTAGAATTTAAAAATAGATATCCTAATCATCGTAATGGCATTATTCTTTATGGTGATGCGACAGGCAAGGCAAGGCATACAGATAGCAATGTTACAAACTGGAAGATTATTGAGAATGAGCTTAACAGATATGGTATAAGCAAAAGAGTACCAAGTTCAAATCCTGCAGAACGTGATCGTGTCAATGCGATGAATGGAATGATATGTAATAGCAAAGGGCAAAGACGCTTATTTATTAATCCGAATTGCAAGCACGTAATATCAGACCTTGAACAAGTATCGTTCAAAGAAGGCACAACTATTATAGACAAAGACAAAAACCGAATGTTGACTCACGCTTCAGATGCGTTAGGATATTTCGTTGAGCGTGATTACTCACTCAATCGGTCAAAAATAGAAGGGTTAAAAATCTAATGGCTATTGAATACATCAAACGAATGGTAGATAATCCTCATCCTATTTACAGAAAATATTATGACTATTGGAACTTCTTGCTTCAAAGCTATGAAGGCGGAATTGACTATTCTCAATCATCTTTAGAAAAATCTCAGAACTTAAACACAGGAGTTCAGGTTTTAGTTGGCGGAAAAGAATTGACTGACAAAAGAAGCGTGAATCTATTTCAACACCCTAAAGAAAGGTCAGAAGATTATAATGCAAGAGTTAAGATGTCATATTACTATAACTTTTGCTCGCCTATCCTTGACATATATACAAATCATTTATTCAATAAGCCTGTCATCGAAAAGTTTGATGGAATAAATGAGACTGCATTAAAGGCAAGAGAAATGGATATTGACGGTAAGGGTTCAAGCATTTCTGAGTTCAGAAAAGAAGTTGCTGATATGACACAGCTTTATGGTCATATGTTTATTGTCTGCGATAATCCCAAAGTCAATCAACCCATCATTACATTGCAAGACAAGATCAACACAAAGATGTTCCCATACTTCTGCACTTACCAGCCTCAAGATGTCATCAATTGGTCAGTTGATTCATTCGGTCAATGTAACTGGGTTTTATTGCGTGAAGTAGCCGACATCAATGCTACGGCTGAATCGTTTGATGAGAAAGTGCAGATGCTATTCAATTATCGCCTATTAACTAAAACAGGCTGGATGTTAGTTGATAGCAAGTATGAACTTCTTGATGAAGGGTTCTACAATATCGGCAAAGTTCCAATGGTTTGTTCTTATAATAAGCAGAGCAAGAAAGCTAAGTCATTTTTAGGTATTTCAGAGATCGCTGACATCGCTTTCATTGCTCGTGATGTTTATAATGCCTGTTCTGAATTACGTCAAATACTTCGTGATCAGACATTTGCCTTTTTAGCTTTACAAGGAAC